ACAATATTTGTAAACGGAAGCAACGTAGTAAATGCAACTGCAACTGCAATGCCGACAGCTACTCAGTTTTCTATTGGCTCTGGCCCTTCTACAGATGTTTCGTCGCAAACCATCTCCCGCCTCACCTACTGGCCCCAGCGCCTTTCCAACTCCACGCTGCAGGCCATAACGCAATGACCAACTACATCCGCTTCCCCGACGAATCCACCGGCATGGCTGCCCTGGATGCTGCTGGCCTTCTGGACGCTGACGGCCACCCCCTCACCGCCAGCCACACGCACGCCCTGGATGTCATCGGTCCCATCTACACAGGTGGCACCTACGACCCCGAGACCGGCGAAGTCATCACTCCACCCGTGCTGCTGGAAGGCTGGCACGTCAATTACATTGGTGAGTTGCCTGAGGGGTGGGACGCCTATGTGGTAAATCCAGAAAGTCCTGTTCGAGTATTCCTATGAATAGAGCCACTGAAGATCAATTTAACGAGCTTCACGGCCTCGTCACTAACGAATTGATCGACCGCATCAAAAACGGTGTTGCCACCACCCAAGATCTTAAGGCCGCAGCCGATTGGTTATCCAAAAACAACATTACTGGATTGGCTACGATGGGTTCTCCTCTGTCGGCACTTTTTGATTCCCTAGAATTGGAAATGGAGGACCTAGAACGTGCAATCCGATAATGATAACGATGGGTTTCAAGAAACAATTAGAAATGTGCTTGCTACAGCAGCTCTTGGATTGTTTGGATGGCACATTTTAACCCTTCACAACATTTCTAAGTCCGTGGAGGTGCTGGTAAATCGAGCCGATACGGCACATCAACGCTTGGAACGCCTAGAAAACTACGTTTTTGTAGAAAATGGCCCCAGCAAAAAGTAAGTCCGCCAAGTATTACGCAGCCAATCCTGAGGCAGCAGCTAAGAAGGCGGCCTATCAACGAAAACTGAATAAGAAACCTTCCGTCAAAAATGCCTCGGAGGAGAGGTGGACGGAACGACGGAAGCGAGGAATTGCTGGGAAGGGTGGCAAAGACCTCTCCCACACAAGAGACGGGCGTATGGTTCTCGAAAGCCCAAAACGGAACCGCGCCCGGAATGGACACAACGGCAAATCCACTAAGAAGTAACCCACACAGGATCGATGATTCTGGAAGCCCCTTCTGACTACCTCTTCCACCTAAAAGCCATGACTAGCGCAGAGGCAAAACGTCAATGGAGATCAGCCATTAAGGATCATTGGGACAACCAATGTGTCTACTGTGGCTCTTCTGACAATTTGACGCTAGATCATGTCCATCCAAAGACCCACGGCGGGCACGACACCCTAAAGAATGTTGTGCCTGCTTGCCGCAGTTGTAACCAGTCTAAAGGTTCGAACCACTGGTTAGCGTGGTGGGTCGGTCAAGACTTCTTTGACCACAAAAACTTCTCCAGGGTTCTGTCCTGGACTACCGGTTAGTACTAACTTAATTCTTTTTAGGTAAATCAAATGGCTACTCTTCCCGCAAACGGTTCCAGCTACGGCAACATCTCGACGGCTCCTGGTCGTCAGGACGAGGACGAACTCAAGAACCGGACGCACACCACTGTTAACGTGTCGGGTGGTGTGACCACGACGACCACCGTTCCCGCTACCTTCGCTACCACCGCCACGACCGTTGCTGTTAACGGTACCGTTGCTGCCTGTAAGACCGCAATCCGTACTGTTCGTCGGGCTGATCGTATCCCCTCCTCGAACAACGCAAACAAGACCGGGCGTGTGACCCGCGTTGATGTGGTTCAGGGCCGCATCCTGACCGTTGGTACTCTGGTTGGTGGTACCCTTTACACCACCGGCACCTATAACGGTGTTGCTTTGACCGGTGGTACGGGTACGGGCGCTACCGCTAACATCACCGTTGCTGGTGGTGCCGTGACGGTTGTGACCATCGTCAGTGGTGGTTCTGCTTATGACGTGGGCGAAGTGCTGAGTGCTGCTGCTGCCAACATCGGTGGTACTGGTTCCGGCTTCTCCGTTACCGTGGCTACAACTTCTGGTCCCATCAACGCCTGAGGTTAAATAACATGGCTCCGAAAAAAAAACCACTTACCGTCGGTAAAGGTACTAGCTACACCCGTCCCATAACTCCTGGCCGCAATCCACGTCCAGTAAGCGCAAAGCCGAGTGAAGCCAGCAAAGTGCGTGCTGCTAACAAAACCACTTCTAGTGGAATTACACGGCGTCCTGATGGGCGTCGTCAAGCCGAAGGTCGTAGTGCCCGTCAAGCTACTAGCACTGCCCGCGTCACCCAATCTGGTGGTGGCACTCCTGGCTCAGCAAAGGTTACGACCGGCCGTGGAATGGCTCCGATGGCAGCAAAAGCAGCTCGTACCGTGGCAACGCTGGCTAAGGCTGCCAAGGCCGCTGGTCCTGTTGGTGCTGCTGCTGCGGGTCTTCAGGCCTACAATACTGGCGACTCTACCCTCAAGGCTGCCCTCAAGCGGGGCGACTATAAGCCCAAGCAGGGTTCCACCCAAAAGACCACCACAGCTTCCTTCAACAAGAAGTCCTTTGGTGAGGCATTCAAGGCTGCTCGTAGTTCCGGAGCCAAAGAATTTAGCTGGCGTGGTAAGCGTTACAATACCAAGAAGAAGGGCGAGTGATCGTGCCCCTTTCTCGTGGATCTTCAAAGAAGACCGTCTCCAAAAACATCTCCAAGATGGTAAAGGAGGGTCGTCCCCAAAAGCAGGCCATTGCGATTGCCCTTTCCAAAGCTGGGAAGAGTCAGAAGCGTAAATAGCCACCATCGGGGTCTAGGAGCTTCTCCTTGGCCCCTTTATCCCCTTACAGGTACATTCTATCGTGGATCAAAAAACAGCGGCCTTAGAGGAGCGTCTACGGGCTAGTTTCCCTTTGTTCCTGTCTCTTGTATGGAAGTCGCTAGACCTGCCTCGTCCAACAAGAGCACAGATTGCCATTGCGGATTATCTTCAAGGCGGCCCAAAGCGTCTCCAGATCCAAGCATTTCGGGGACTAGGAAAGAGCTGGATTGCTGCTGCCTTTACCCTGTGGATCCTGTTTCGGGACCGCGACAAGAAGATCATGGTGGTGTCGGCTAGCAAGCAACGTGCCGACGACTTTACCATCTTCTGCCAAAAGTGCCTCATTGAAATCCCCTGGCTCAACCACCTGACCCCACAGGACGATGACCAACGCTGGAGTCGTGTGTCCTTTGATGTGCGTGGGTGTCGGCCTGCTCAGTCACCGTCAGTAAAGAGCGTTGGAATAACCGGACAATTAACGGGAAGCCGGGCTGACCTAATCATCTTTGATGACGTGGAAGTCCCAAGCAACTCCGCTACCGACCTCATGCGAGAGAAGCTGCTTCAGCTCGTGACGGAGGGTGAGTCCGTGCTGACCCCTAAGCAGGACAGCCGTATCGTGTTTCTTGGAACACCGCAGACTACCTTCACCATCTACCGGACGCTGCGGGAACGCAACTACCAACCAATGGTCTGGCCTGCTCGCTATCCAAAGTCCCTTGTCGGATACGAGGACGTGCTGGCCAAGGACCTCCAAGACGACATCAACCGTGAGGGACTGGACAAACTTTCCTGGACACCAACGGATACTCGCTTTTCGGAAATCAACCTTCTGGAGCGGGAACAGAGCATGAGCCGAAGCAACTTCATGCTTCAATTTATGCTGGATACCAGCCTGAGTGACGCCCTCAAGTTCCCCCTAAAGCTCAGTGACTTCTCCGTGCTGCCACTAGACCCACAAAAGGGACCATCGGATGTGATCTGGGGTTCTGACAAGGAGACCCTTCTCGATCTTCCCGCCGTTGCCCTTCCCGGTGATCGGTGGCATAGGCCAAAGGCTGTCTCAGAATACATCCCCTGGAACGACACCATCACGGCAGTTGACCCCTCCGGTAGGGGCAAGGACGAAACCGTCTCCATCATCCTGTCACAGATCAACGGCTACCTCTTCATCCGAGACATCTTTGCTACACAGGATGGGTACTCCGACACCACCCTTAGGGAGATCCTTAGACGCAGCCGCCAATACGGCAGTAAGATGTGTCTCATCGAATCCAACTTTGGTGACGGTGCCATCATGGAACTCCTAAAAAAGCACGCCCAAGAAATGAAGGTTGGGATGGCGTTTGAGGAGTCACGCGCCACCACAAGAAAGGAAGACCGCATCATCGATACCCTGGAGCCGGTCCTTAATCAGCATCGACTAATCATTGACCAACGCCTTATTGATTGGGATTACCGCAGCAACCCCGAGCAGGCACCCGAAGAGCGCCTTCCCAGGATGTTGATGTACCAGCTGACCCGCATGTGTCGGGAGAAGGGGGCAGTCCGCCACGACGACAGGATTGACGCACTTGCCCTTGGGGTTAAACATTTTCAGGATGTCCTTGCTATCTCCGCAAAGGAGGCCCATATCCAAAACAAACGACACGAATGGAACGCCATGATCGACGCCTTTCTGGAGCAGCCGACCCTTGCTACCGACATGCTCGTTGCCGGAAAGAGCTTTTCGGACCTTTCGGAGGGAAACATCGTTGACGGGAACGTTTATTCCTGGATTTAAAAAGGAGACACCCACTCAAAAAAGACCACCAATCCACCACGATTCACACCGGTTTCCAAAAAAAGGTGCTTGCTTCTAGGGGGGAAAGAGGGGGGTACCTCTGAGGAAGCCGCGACAGCGGCGCCCCGAAGACCAAGGAAGGCCCCCGAAGGGGGACTGACGCGGAGCAGACCCCCACCCCAACCCCCCCCTTACTGG